CAGAATCAGACATTTTATTATTTACTATAGTTATAGTTATTTTATAAATATTATTTTTTTAATTCAATTTTTTATATAAAAAAATAGTATTTTAAATTTATATAAAATTGTATAAATTTAAAAAATTACTTATGTAAGACAGAATCATTCGCTAATGGATTTGGAATAACTATATTTGGTGATCTATAATACACTGGATTTTTCTTGGCATTATATTCTGGATCATAAATTAGAATATCTCCGTTACTATTATGTGTAATAACATTTTCTTCATTTTCATTCTTATTATTACATGTATATTTTAATTTTCCTGTTGATGCATCTAAACCAAATATATACAAAAGAATACTCACCATAACTGTCATTAAAATAAATGGAATAAAAACAATTATCCAAGATACAACTCCTAATCCTTGAATGCATAAAATATTAAGTAATATTGTAACCATTATCATTACAATTATTTTCATAAAAGCAGTATTATAAAGACCTTTATACGTATCAATTAGTACTTGTGTAGCAGAAAAAATTAGGTAAATAATTGCTGGGGCACATAATTTTATCATTCTTATAATATTATAATATTTTATTCATATTATTCATAAAAAATAGGTTCCCCATCTTTGATATACCCTACTTTTTTACCAGGTTGTCCTTCTTTGTCAAGTTCGTAAATAAACCCATTTTCTTCATTATTTGTACAGTAAGCTATATCCTCAATTTCTATTTCAATATATTCTTCTTCTTCCTCTTCCTCTTCTTCCTCCTCTTCCTCTTCTTCTTCCTCTGTTTCAACATCTTCTTCTTCCTCTTCCTCTTCTTCCTCCTCTTCTTCCTCCTCTTCTTCCTCTTCTTCTTCTACTACCTCTTCTTGTTTACGAATTTCAATTTCTTTGATTTCTAATTTAATATTTTCTTTTTCTACATTAATATTTTTAATTTCATTATTATTATCTTTTGTATCCTTTGAATCATTATTATCCTTTGAATGAATATATGATTTCAATTCAGAAATTTCTTTTTGTAAATCCGTAATTATACTCATAAATTGTTTAGATTCATTATTTTTAATTTCAGATTTTACTAAATCACAAACCATATTTTTTATTTCACTTACTTCTAATGTGATATTCGTATTACTACTTTCAACATTTTCACTATTATTTGCATTTTGATTGAATTCTTTTTTCACACTTGGTAAATTCATAATTACTTTATGCGTATCTTCTAGTAAATTGTATCTTTCTACATAATTTACTAATAACTTATTTAGCTCCGTTTCAATTGTTTCTTTAATAATATTTATCATTGGTTCAAGGTTAAAGTTAGAATTATAACTCATTGTTATAATATATATAACAATTCGTTTAATATGATTTAAAAAATAATTTATTTAGAACATATAATGAGTGATAATATTTCGTTTGTTGAATCTGATCAAATTGATAATAAAATCCAAATAATATTAAGACAAACTGATTATACGGAAGAAATTGCGAGAGAAAAACTAAAAGAATTTAATTATGATCATGTGCTTGTCATAAAAGCATATTTTGGAATAACCGAGAAAAAACCACAAGTAATAGAGTCTTTAAATCAAGAAATTTATAAACAAATGAGATATAAATTAGATGGAGTAATTCGCGACTATAATTCTAGAAAAGAAAACAATGATACAAAATTAAAATAAATTTTTCATATAAAATAAATTTTTCATACAAAATAAATTTTTCATACAAAATAAATTTTTCATACAAAATAAATTTTTCATACAAAATAAATTTTTCATACAAAATAAATTTTTCATAAAAAGATTTAGATTATTAAATCATTTGCATTTTGAATCGTATAATTCATTTCAATAAGTAATTTTATTTCATCAGTTAAAAAAGGGGTAATAATATGATAAATAGATAAAATATAAAGGTTTGGATTAATAACTATTATTTTTTTTAAATTTTTACTGAATTTTGATGAAATCAGTTTAATGAGTTCTCTCGCAACTTCTATTTGCATAAGATGAAACAAATTTAAGTCTGTTCCATCTATAATCCAAACCCATTGTTTATTTTGAGGAATTTCATTTAAGACTCCTTGATAATGACAAATAATACTGTTTACATCATAATATAGTTTCGCTTTTGAAGGACACGTATAATAATAGAATACATTTTCTTTTTCCGTAAGTTTAATTAAAGAATGATTTAATGGATCAATCGCACATAGTGGACATAGGTATGTCATAGAATATAGTATATAATATACAACATAATTTATATTATATTTTTTACAGAAAAGATATAATATATTCATATAATGTATATATGTCATATAAAAGTTATTTTAAAAGTAATAAAAAATATCAATCCCAATCAGATTTACAGAATATGACTGCGGTTGATATTATAAATATTCATCCCGAGGAAGTTGATAAAAATATAGATAAAAATGCAAGTAAAGTAGCTTTAGATGGTGTAAAAAGAAGAGCAATGTATGCTTTATTAGCAATTAAAAGTATGTGGAAATTAAACCCATCCGAAGAGTTTAGACAAAAAGCAATTCATCAATTTTTAATAAGAGAAGGATTAAAAAATGATAATGAGGTCAATAAGCTCATCAGTATAAAACAAATGGAAGTAAATGATGAAAATGCTTATAAATTATCAAAATCATTACCATCCGTTCCATATCATTCTATTTTACCAAACGTTCCAACAACCAGTGTTAGAAGAGGAGGAAAGAGAAACATGACAAAAAAAAGACTAGGAAAGAGAAACATGACAAAAAAAAGAAACAAAAAAACAAATAAAAAAAGAAGGAAATAGAAATATTATTTATTTATTTTTAAACTAATTTCTTTTTTTTGACATGTTTCTTTTTCCTAATCTTTTTTTACTTTTTATTATAATATCTTTTGATAATTGCGCTGCTGTACTTATACCAGGAACTGGTGTTAGTCCGTATAAAATAGAATTTATATTTGTTATATATTCTACAATAAAAATAATTACAAATACTAAAATAATTAAAAATAGTTGTTTGTAATTATCAATTAAAAAATCTTTAAATAAAGTTATCCTTGCATTAGTAGTGTTATTAGTGTTATTAGTGTTATTATTATCAGTTATCATATAATAATAGATAATAAAATAAAAAATAAAAAATAAATAAATACATTTTTTATTGAGATATTCCAAATTTTTCATTCAAAATATTATTTTTATTTTGTTTTTTTTGTAATTTCTTTTTAATATGATATGTGTTTGATGGAATAATTTTATTATTAATAATAAAGTCATCATTATCTTCATGTAATTCAGGAAGAATGCGAGTAAGAGGTTTATCTACAATTAAAAAAAGTCTCTCGTTTCTTAATAAAGCCCGATATTCTTGAATGGTTAGATTTCCATAAAATTTTTCTAACATGTATTGTGGTGACGGAGCAGGTTTAATACTTTTTTTGTAATCATAAATTTTTGAATAAATATGATTAATTAAAAAATATCTCTCAAATTTTGATGAACTATCTATATTTTCTTCCATGAGATAAGCAGTCGCACATTCAGGGCTACAAAAACATCCATAAACATGATAAGACTCTTTAATAAAGTGTTTGGGAATATAAATTGGCGGATTATCAAAATCATAGGTACACCAAAAACACGCAGATTTTTTATCACTTATATTATTGACATGTAAATTATGTTGTAATTGTTTTAATTTATTCCAAATAATACGGATATCATTATCTTTATTTTGATTATAATTATCATTATAGTAGGTTTCATCTTCTTCTTCTTCGTCATTATTAACTATTGTCTTTGTATAACATGAACTACTATTCAAATTATTCAAATTATTTTCTATAATAGATTTATTATTTTTATCAACTATATCATAAGAGAGATCATTGTTATTTGACTTAAAAATAAAGGATTCTAATGGGTTCCCTAATAGATTATTATTTACCAAGTCCTTTAAACTACATTTTAAATGTAAAATAATATTAGGTTTTGTTTCTTTATTGTTATTTAATTGGGTTAGTTGTTGTATTATTTTACCACCTTTTGGCTTTCGTCCTCGTTTTTTAATGCCGGGTTTTTGTTCTTCTATTGAATTATTTTGATTGTTTAAATCCATATTGTTGTAAATATCTGCTTTACATTCTTGATCCATTGAAATGATAACGTTATTATTTTTTTCTTCATTTAAATTGCTTTTTGTTTCATTTTTTGTTTCATTTTTTACAACATTTTCTACAATAATAGTGTTCTTGGGTTTTCGCCCTCTTTTTAATTTTACAGGTTCAACAACTGTATGTCCTTCATTTTCATTATTTTGAATCATAATAACTTTTATAACTTAAATAATAAAATTAATTTAAATAGTTTTATTATATCTTTAAAATATCTTTAAAAATAGTTGGTTTTCTTTTGAGTAAATGATATTCTATAATAAATTATTTTTTGAATGGTTTAAAGAGATTTATTAGAATTAAATAAATGAGTAAAATACCATGGGTAGAATATTATAGACCTACCGATTTTGATAATATTGTATTAGATGAGATAAATAAAGAAATGCTTAAAAACATTATTGAGAAGTCCTACTTTCCTAATCTGCTTTTATATGGGCCACCAGGTACAGGAAAGACAACAACGATCGTTAATTTAATAAACGCGTATCAGAAGAAATTAGGATTTAAAAATAAAGATCTAATAACACATTTAAATGCTTCTGATGAGAGAGGAATTGATATCATAAGAAATCAAATTAGTTTTTTTGTAAATTCCAAACCTTTATTTCATAATGGAATGAAATTCGTCATTTTAGATGAAGTTGATTATATGACAAAAAATGCACAACAAGCGTTACGATATTTATTACAAAATTATTCTAAAAGTGTTCGTTTTTGTTTAATATGTAATTACATAAGTAAGATAGACGAGGGTTTACAAAACGAATTTATAAAGTTGAGATTTAATCAATTACCAACCAATGATATTGTCAATTTTTTAAAAAATATTTCTATTTCAGAAAAATTAAATTTGAGTGATGATACATTATCAAGTATTCAAAAATTGTATAAATCAGATATACGAAGCATGATTAACTTTATGCAGTCCAATCAAGATATTATTAAAATAGATGATAGTAAAATAAAACTAAACATTATAGATAATATTATTTGGGAAACAATGATAAAAAAATTAATTAAAAAAGAAAATATGAATCAGTTTAATGAATACATTTATAACCTAAGTAAAGTATATAATATTGATAAAAAAAATATAATTAAGGATTTTTTGAACTATATTATTCGTAGCAAGAGCAATTATGTAACACCAGAGTTTTTAAATTTTGTAGAAAATTTATTACATTCACAAAATAATAATAATCAATATTATACAAGTTATTCATTTATAAAGTTATCAACTTTTGTTTCATGATTGTAATTATATGCATAAATTCTTGCATGTAATTTTATAATAAAATGGTTTGGAGGAGAACTGTTTGTAGGGTCAAAAAAATTTTGTGTTAAACTATGTTCGTAGTTATTTATATTTTTTGAGTTTTCTGTATGTTTTTTTTTTATTATTGGAATTTCAATGCTCTTTTCGTGTTTTTTTTTAGAAATACAATTCATTCTTTATATTATTAATAAAGAAAATAATTGAATTCAAATTAATATAAAGAATATAAAGACATGTTGTTATTAAAAATATTATGTCTAATACAAATTTAAAAATTGATGACGAATGGAATAAATTTATATCAAAAGGTTACGATACAACATCTGAATACGATGATAATGATGAAGATGATAACGATACATATAATGATGATAATAATAACGGCGATAATTTAGATTTTAATCAAGAAGATCAAAGTATATTATCCAGAGATATTTTGTCAGAATTGAATGATAAACATGCTAAACCTACAGAAATATATATATCTACGAAAACAAAAATCGCTTATTTAAATCAAGTAATTGACTTAAAAAGTGTTTTTTGGAGTGTACCTGTTTCTGAATATGCAAAACCTTGTGACAATGTTATAAAAAAACAAATGAAATTTAATTCAAACGAATTATCTGAATTAAATGAAATAAAAGATAAATTAAAACATGAAAGTCATTATGAAGAATACGTAATTACACATATTGATAACCCGTCAGGAAGAATTAAATTTAAAGACATAAGAAAAGTTAGTATTGGGGTTTCAAAAAAAGATATTATGAGTTATCGTTGCAAACAAAAAAGTGCCTTTTATAATTGTTTTGTTTTAATATTACGAATGAAAGTTAAGACTAGTTATAAAGAATTTCACGTAAAAATATTTAATACAGGAAAATTAGAAATTCCTGGAGTTCAAAATGAAGAAACATTTGAAATGATTTTAAAATTAATTATTAAACTTTTACAACCTCATATAAAAGAAACAATTTCTTTCAAAGAAAATACTTGCGAAACTGTTTTAATAAACTCAAATTTTAATTGCGGATTCTTTATCAATAGAGAAGTATTCTATGATATCTTAAAATTAAAATACAATATACAATCCATTTATGATCCATGTTCTTATCCAGGAATACAGTGTAAGTTTTATTATAATCATGATTTAGAAATACAAAACGGTTGCCAAATATCGGAAGATAATAAAAAAATACATACAAATATAAGCCAAGTATCGTTTATGATTTTTAGAACAGGAAGTGTTTTAATTGTTGGAAAATGTGACGAAAATGTTTTATTTAATATATATGAATTTCTTAAAAATATACTAATTCATGAAAAAAATAAAATATGTCAAATAAATACGAATACGTCTGAAAAAAATACTTCTTCTTTATTGTTAAAAGATAAAAAGAAAAAAATTAGAAGAAAAACAATTACTGTTAGTTTGTAAAGAGAGAAAAAGAGTGAAAAAAGGAAAAGGAAAGGAAAGAGAAAGAAAGGAAAAGAAAGGAAAAGAAAGGAAAAGAAAAAAAATATTATTCAGCCTTTGTAAATTCTACAAATTTTTTATTATTTTTTATAATTTCATATAATTCCATTTCTGTAAACTCTAAAATATGTGTTTTTAACTTATTATGAATAATTTCAATAAGATTTGGTTCTTTATTTATTTTTTTTATTAAGTGTAAAATAATATCACAATAAAGTTTAATATCCGTTATTTTATATGATAAATGATCAATGATTGATTCTAATAAATAAACATCTTTCAAGTTCGTTATATTTGCATGATTTAAAATATTGATAATGTTTTCAATACTTTTAATTAATACCAAATAATTTTCATTATAAAATAAATCATTTTCAATCATTTTTTCTATTAATTTCCGATACATATTTACATAGGTATCAAAAAAATCAAATTTTGTTTTTGTTTCTATTGTTTCTACCATTGGATTTTTTTTAATTTCATAATTAATATCAAAAATCGTTTTTTTATACACGTAATTAATAGCATCTCTTGAACTTAGTTGTAAAAATGCTTTGTCGTCGTCTGAAATCTGAGTTACAAATTCAACATAAAAATAAAATGCTTTTTCGCATTGATAAAAAGTAATATTCAAATCTTTTGTATAATATAAAATATATTTAAATACATGGGTTACGGTATTTAATCCACGTAAATTGATAAATTTAATAATCTTATTTTTTTTAAACTCTATGGTTTTCATAATATATTTTAAATATTCAATAATAATTTGAGAATACTTTTCCATAATTTCACTTAATTTTACATCTATATTTTTTTTGTAATTTTCAATGTTTTGTAACGAAAAATTGGTGTTACTATTACTATTGTTATTGCTATTGCTATTTAAATTAGTTTTCATTATATTTATAGTATAATATAAATTTAATTACTTTTATTAATAAGTATTTAAAGACTAAGAATCTAAAATTATATAAAATGTCTCTTCAAACTACTAAAAAACCAGTATCTTCTGACTTAAGTTATACACTTCCTTCAGACATTACATTAAAACATGCAGCTAAATTGAGTATTGTTGAAGATAAACCAATTATGTTTGACTATTGGACTGCATCCTTAGATAAAAAAGCTTTAATTGGAGCAAAAGAAAATGGTGAAAAATTATTAGTAAAAAGTGAAGATGAATATACTAGTACAATCGCAAAATTTTATAAATCTGGTACAGAATACATTATTATAACTGAAAATTCAATTTATATTGTTTCTAGTGAAATTCCTACTAGAAAAATTTCTTAATCATCTTTAAGAAAAGTCTGAAATACAGAAATATTATCAATATTATCAATAAAATATTATCAATAAAATATATTGATAATATATAAAAATGTCAAATTGGAAGGCTTTTGGTTCAGGAAGTAATTCAAATGGTCAATTTTGGTATGGAAGTACAACCAATTTTCCAGGTTTTTTATATAAAAAAAATGTTGGTGTAGGTGGAAGACGAAGTACAAAATTTAATCCTGGTGGAAATATTACATGTAACAGTCAAGTTTACTTATATAATAAATTTAAACCTGGAACTGGAGGTGTAGGTGCTTCAAATACATCTAATAGGCGAGCGAAAAATAGATTAGCTACAGTTTGTCAAGGAAATCAATGTGGTCCTTTTTATACTTACTTGGGAAGATATGACAATTATACAGGTAATCCAAATGGTTATTTTCCATATCCACCAAGTCCATTCCCTGGAACCCCAGTAAATCAATTTATATCTCCAGCAATGAATTATCCTCGTTAAGCTAACTAAAGTTGATGAGTGTAAGGAGTTACAAACTGTCTATTATAATTAATAATTGGACCATATGTATTTACTTGTGCCGGTGGATTATAAGGACGAATAAAATGATTATCGTATTTAGCATTGGCATCATAAAAAGCTACTCCTGGTGGTGGATTATAAGAATAATTATAATTACTTGTTGGTTTAAATCCTGCTGGAACAGGTGTTTGTGCAGGATTAATATTTAAAAAAACCATATTTGCATAACTTTTCTTAACAGCATTTGGGTTTTGATTACAATTAACTAAATAATTATGCCAGTAATATCTAGTTTTTCCTATACTTGGTGGAGTTCCCATTTTCATAGGTCCTGAAAAGGTGTGATTATCTATGTTGTTTATATAAGACTTAATACTTCTAATTCTATGAGGTCTACCTGCCATTATATATAATAATTATATAAATAATTATTATAACTTTTTTACAAACTTGTAAAGTATGTTCATAGAGAGAAATATATTCTATATATTATAATGAAACTTGGATATTTAAAAAATCTCTTTTAGACTAGCTATTTGACCTTCATTTAACTTTTCAGGAAACTCTATGTGAAAAATAATAATCATATTTCCTACATGTTCATCACGAGTGAATCCCATTTTTGGAATAATCTTACGATATTCTGGTGAAATAATGTTTCCACTATTATTATTTAAAGTATATGATTTTCCGTCAATGTATTTTATTTCAAATGAAAAACCACATAATGCTTCTTTTAATGTAATTGTTTTTTCTAGGATTAAATCTAATCCTGACCTCTTAAATGGTGTTTCATTAATTATATTTACAAATAATTTAATATCTCCTTTACAATGTTCATTCATGATATTTCCTTTGTCTCTTAATATGATTAACTCGTTATCATCAATACCCTTGGGAATATTAACATAAATGGTTTCTCTTTCAAACACTTTTGTTCCGCCTTCTAAAATCCATCTCTCAACCTCTACTGGAACCGTAGAACCTAATAAAATTTGGTCTATATTCACCGATATGTTTTTAATAATTGGACTAGGTTTTTGCATTGCTTGATGAAAATTCATAGGATTTCCACCATGAAAAACATGAATTTTTGGTCCTGGAAATCCAGGTGGAAATCCTTGTCCAAAACCAGGAGGAAATCCATTGTTTCCAAAAATAGCGCTGAAAATATCGTCTATGGGGACCTCCATTCCTCCTGGTCCTCCTCCATAATTACTATTCATTCTTATAAAAGGATTATTTCTAGATAAATTGTATTCTTCTCTCTTTGCTTCATCTCCTAAAGTTTCATAAGCTTCATTAATTTTTTGAAATTTACTAACTGAATCTTGATTACCATTATTTTTATCAGGATGAAATTTCATAGATAGATTGCGATAGGCTTTTTTAATTTCGGCTTGACTTGCTTTCTCATTTATACCTAAAATTTGGTAATAATTTTCAGACATTTTATTAATATTATTAATGAAGATATACTTAAATAAAAAATTACGTATAATAATTAATGGAAATAGAAAATAAACTTTTTGTATATAAATTTCAACCTATTTTTTTTAATGATTATGAAATTAATGAAGAACTCATAGAAACATTGCAAACACTTATTGATATGAATAATATTAATTTATTATTGGTTGGTGATATATCTACCGGTAAAACATCTTTATTAAATACGATTATAAATGAATACTACAAAGGACATTTATCAAAAGATTATAAAGAAAATATTCTTTATATTAATAGTCTGAAAGAACAAGGAATTAATTATTATAGATCAGATGTCAAAACTTTTTGTCAGACATGTTGTAGTATAAAAAATAAAAAAAAATTTATTGTATTAGACGATATTGATTTAATAAATGAACAGAGTCAACAAGTATTTAGAAGTTATATAGATAAATATAGTCATAATGTTCATTTTATATCTTCATGTAATAATATTCAAAAAGTAATAGAAAGTCTTCAGTCGCGTTTTACAATTATCAAAATTAATTCATTAAATAAAGAAAAATTAATAAATTTAATAAATAAAATAAAAATATCTGAAAATATTGACATGGATCCATCTGTAGAAGAATTTATTATTAATATTTCTAATCATAATATTAAAATTATTGTAAACTATATGGAAAAATTCAAGTTGTACAATCATAAAATAACATTGAACATTGCTAAAAAATTGTGTTGCAACATAAGTTTTTTAATATTTGAAGACTACACAAAATGTATATTAAATAGAAAATTGAATGAAGCTATTAACATTATTTATGATATATTTGATAAAGGCTATTCTGTTATGGACATTCTTGATAACTATTTTATTTTTATTAAAAACACAACTTCTTTAAATGAGTTACAAAAATACAAGATATTACCTTTAATTTGTAAATACATTACATTTTTTTATAACATTCATGAAGACGAAATAGAACTAGCTCTTTTTACAAATAATTTAATTCATATTTTGGTATAAATTTATCAAAAATTAAATATTTGGTAAGTATAAGTAATGTCAAAACAAATATTTAAAAAAAATCCTCCTATTGAAATATTATTTAATTTACTAGAAAAAATATGCGTAAAAACAGATAAATATTATGTGTTTAATATTAATGCGTTTAAAAAAGGATTATATAATGATACTATTCATAAATTTATGGAAGAATCTAAGTCATATTATCATATTTCTAAGCAAAAATATTTAGAACAACCTATCAAATATAATAATTTTACCACGGTTTTAAGACAAATGTCTAATATAAATAAAATTATTTATACATCTCAAATCAAATATGATCATTCAATGTATGAAATTGTTTATTATATTTATCATTCTAACTATAAAATTCCTATTCCTTTTTAACTAGTGTTGTTAGTGGTATTTAGTAATAATATCTTCTTTTTGTTCCTACAGCTTTTCTTTTATTTTTTTTTGATTTAGATGGACGCGACTTTTTTTCAAATATTTCGGGTTCTTCATAATTTTCTTCATAATTTTCTTCATAATTCTCTTCATTATCATAATCATCATTTTCTTCTTCTTCTTGTTCTTCCAATCTATCTTCATTTTCATTCAAGTCAAATGCCTTGTAATAATATAATCCCATTCCCCCAATTGCTAAAACAAGGGTTGCTAAGAATAAAGAACCAATTTCATTCATTACTATAAATAATTCGTTTAAAATTATAATAATAATTAAACACATTTTTTTTAAAGAATTTTAATTATTATTTTATCTGTCTTTTAGTAACTTTTGTAGTAACTTTTTGTACTATCTTCCTGTATAGCTTTGCTTAATAAGATGGTCTCCTAAAAAGTTGGGTTTTAATCCATATAATCCAGGATAATTAGGAGTTTTCCAAAAACCAACCCAATTTGGTCTTATTTCTAATGGTTCTATGACTCCACGATCACTATCTGGTGCATTTGACAATAACAAATAGTTGCCAATAATTGTATTTGATTCTAGCACTTGTTTTGCTGACATACGTGTAAACCATTGATAATTAATGCGATTTAATAATTCTTTTGCAGGGATTAAAATACCATACGTACCTGGATATATGTTTAAATAGTGATTAGAAATTAAGTCTTCTACTCTAATCTGTGTCTCATCTACTGTTTTTGTTCCAATTTCTGTTCCATCAATTAAATTAATTTTTTTTGTTTTAATACGAGATTCACACCATCTGTCAAAGTCTCCCAAAAATACAGATTCAGCTGTCATATCTTTTGAGGATACACGTTGTATAAAATCAATTAAATTTAATAGTATCACATTTTCTTTTGGAGCACCGCAAAAAGATAAACTTGGATAAAAATTATAACTAGAGGACGTTACATTTTTATCTGTTGTTTCACATAAAAACATTTTCCCTCCAGAAATTCCTTTATTATAAAGACCTATTAAATCTTTCATACATAAAAAGGATATTGGACATAAAAGCCCTCCATAAATGTAGAGTAATTTCATGAGTCCAATGGTTCTCATATTGTTTAAAATTGGATTAGATATACGAGTCATATCAATGGACCATCCTGGAATCAATCTAGTAAATGCATTGTCATCTATAATACATATTGTAAAAGATTGTCCACATTGATTGATTATACTTTTTACTGTTAAAAATAAATAAGGTTGATTCAAATCAAATGAGCTACGTGAGCCAAAATTTAACCATTTTCTGGAGTTGTATTCATACGGAACATGAATCCACAATATTGGTTTTTTACTCTTAGCTAAAGTAACATCATCTAACAAATATTTTTGAATGGTACTGTAATTTTCATCATTTTCTTCAGATATACGTTTATCTTCAAATTTTTTATAAAATATACCAACAACAATAAGAATAAAAAATAGTATTAATAAATTAGTTATTGATTTCATATATTATAGAATTATATTTTTATTTGATCCTATATTTTTTCATTTATCATTAAATATTTTTTCATGTTTTCTTTTTAATAATTTTACTTTTCACTTAAATAAATAGATTTATACTATAATACAAATGGCGTTTGATAATAGTACACTAGATGTATTCCAAAATAAAATGGATTATTTTATTACAAAAATTCCTAATAGTATGTATATATTTGAAATAACCAAAACATCATGTGGTTATAGTGAATTTTTTATTATTTATAAAGATAATACTTTATCGGATTTATGTAAAAATATCTCTCTTCAATTTAGTTGTCCAAATATTAGATGTATTTATATGATAGATAACAAAACCATGGAAAAAATATACATATCATCTAATAAAGATAAAACGATAAGAAGTTTTATTGTTGAATATAATTGTTTTACACCTGTCTATGAAGTTCCAAATCCGGTAGTTTATAAATTGTATTTTGAATATGGATGTTGTAGTGGTCATTGCTTCTAAAAATTTTGTTATCTATATCTATATCTATATCTATATCTATATCTATATCTATATCTATATCTATATCTATATCTATATCTATATCTATATCTATATACTAGGTAGTCTTAGTGGCATGGGATTGTTTTTTAATGCAGTTGCTAAATGGTTACCACATCTTTTAAAAAAATTATGTAATTCACCAGGATCTGATCCTGTAATAATATCATCCGGAATAAAAGTAACATTTCCTTTTTTATAACATAACAATACTGGAATTCCATTTACCATTTTTTTGCTTTTTAAGAATGAATAAAAATCAAAAGATTGATCTACATCTATGTCTCCACATACTACTTGTGCGGGTGAAGTAGCAAAAAAAGCATGAACTACATTTTTTATTTGTTTACATGGTCCACACCACTCAGCTCCTAATTTTAACACAATTATTCCTGGATTATTTTGTAAAAGATGAAAAAAAGCTTCTCTACTAGGAATTTCACTAATTACTTGTTTTGACATGATATAATTATATATATTATAATTATTTTTTTTGTATAACGTATTTACTAATCATTATTTTAATCTTTATTTTAATCTTGTTTATTTATTACAACTTCTTTGGCGATCTTTTTAATGATTTTATTTTCATTGTCTTCGTCTTCATTTCCTAAGCCACCCATAGCTTCAATAATCAGTTTATTATACTGATCAGATTTTTTGGAGGCACTGTAAATACAATCTGGATACTTGGCTTTAAATTCGGAGATCATTTTGGTGTTTTTATGTGCGATATATTTGATTGCCTTTTTCAATTTTTTCTTATCTTGATTTTCTTTTTCCCATTTATCCTCATCTTTGATATAAAGGATCTCTCTTTTCATATCACTACAATGAAGAGGTCTTTTATGTACATCCAATGCTTTTAAATTTCTTACAATAATATTAGATATCCCCTCAACAAAACCTAATTTACCTACACTTTCTAAATCGGAAATTTGCAGTTTCAAAGATTCAACAAATTCCATGATATTCATTGCATCTTTGCATTGTTCATTTAAAAATATATTTAAGTTAAATGTTTTGTTGTAGTTTATATTTCCATTATTGATACATGTATTTGTTCTCTCTTTACACATATCAAGAATCTGATTTTGTAACATATTATTTTGATTCAACAAAGATAAAATTATTTCTTTTTCATTGAAAGAATCATTATTTTTTATATCAACTTTCAAATTATTTTCTTTTTCTAAAGTATTGTTTTCTATACTAGAATTATCATGTATAAATTTACATTTTTTTTTATGAAGATTGAGACCTTGTCTATATGCATATTTTTTTCCACATTCGCACGGATAATGCTTTGATTTTTTCGGCGTAAACGGCGTTTTTTGCACTGACGTCGCGTCATCATTTGCGTCATCATCGTCATCATTTTTGTGTTTGCGTGTCAAAATATGCCTGGACCAATCACTTTTTTTAAAGCATTTAAAGTCACATTTTAAACACTCGGCGTAAACGGCGTTTTTCGGCGTAAAATGCGTCATCATTTGTCACTATATAAATGATGACACAAAAAAGCGCCTAAATTGTTTTTTTATAAAATATTTTAAACATTTTTTAAGAAAAAAAAATAGCGTCACAAATTTGGAAATTTTTATTTTTGTGTCTTACCTTAATTTTTTTTATGGTAACAATTTTTTTCATGTTTTTTTTTATTTTTTTTCCCAAGAGTTTTTTACTTTTTCGAAAAATGGACAAAAAAAATGTCCAAAAATGAAAATTCCAAAAAAGTCTTGGAATTTTGAAAAACTTTTTTTTTCTTTAAGTTACTTTAAAATATATATAATTCACCAATAACAACCATTCTCAATTTTTAAATAATTAATCGGTTTCATTTCTTCAGGAACAGAAATACAATAATCATGATGATTATCTAGTTTATTTCTTCCAGTTTTTATTCCGAAATAACTAGCTAAACTACCACCAATAACAAAAACATCTTTATTTAAATTCATATAAATTAAATTAGCTAACAAATTACTATATGCTCCACATGATATTATCACACTATTATAATCATAATTTAAATTTTTAATTTCGTCAAATATTTTTTCACTAGTTTCCAATATATTATTATTAGAACCATTATTACAAAAAGTGTATGGATTTTCATAATAGTAAATAGATTTTAGACTTGGAAAATTAGGATAAATATTTTTACAATTATTATTATCATATTGTTTTTTCATCAGACTAGAAATTGGATTAATAATTAATAACTTTTTTTCTGATATAAAGTTAAAAAAATCCTCTTGTCTTTGACTATACATGACAACTTGTGTTTTATCTTTAAAAAATTCTAAGAATTTTTGTTTAGAAGATAGTGAATAATCATCTTTATCTTTATTACCATGAAAACATATTATTACTTTTTTTGAATTTATTATTGAAGTATACATTTTTTTCATATATTCATTATAAATAAAAGAGTTAACACATGCCTTATAGTTAAAGTTAAAATAATCACCTTCAATGGATTTATCATAAAATCCAGAAGTTGAATATAACCAATTTATCATATTTTTTTCTGTATCTTCAAAATGTTTGTTTAATTTTTGATTTATTATATTTTTTAAAAAAAAACATAAAAATAATGTACTCTCTGTATATCCTAATCTTAATATCATTAACTATATTATACTATATATATTTTTTATAAATTAATTATTTTTACCCATTTATTATTTTTACCCATTTATTATTTTTACTCATTTATTATTTTTACCCATTTATTTATTACATTATTTTCATAAAAAATATCATTCAAAAAAATGTCATGATTATCATTTGTTTTTATTTGTTCAATTAATTTTATAACTTCATTCGTGTTATTAAAATTACATAAGTAATCTTTTGAAATAATTTCATGAAAACCAGCTTCCATACTATTATCTCCAATTACAGGAACTCCTAAATGAAGTGATTCTGCGAAGACACAACCAAATGTTTCAGGATAAGATGTTGTTAACAGCAAAAGAGATGACTGTATTATTTCACAATATTTTTTCTTATCTTTAATACTACCTAAACATTCAACAAATGGATAGTTTGTAAAATCAGGTTCCCATTCACAATAACTTGGTTTTATTAAAATTAACTTAAGCTCTTTATTAATTTTATAATAGTCATTACATATATTTAAAATTTTATCTATTCCTTTTCCCCAATTTGATGCAAAAACAATTTGATTTTTATTTACTTTTATATTAGAGGTTTTATAATACAATTCTGGAAATAATGAATTATAAATAGTATAAATATCAACATCTTTCATTTTTTTTTGAATATTTTTTCTATGAAAGTTACTAACAGAAATAATTATAATATTATTTTTTTTGAAATAATCATTTGTTTCATTAAAACTATATTTTCCTCCAAAGTTAGTAAAATCATTTTCTAAATAATCATGGGACCAAACTATATAAGTATTTGATGGATTAATTTTATTTAATTCAATCGCTATAAAAAAATTTCTTTGAATAATTATAATAGAATTATTTATTTTTTCAATATTAGGATTTAAATTATCTGGTAAATACAAATATTCAATATTATCTATTTTTTCAGGTTTGGAACGATTAATAATTTTAATATTAAAAAACTTGGATAACTTTAAAGCTGTATAATAAAATAATAATTCTGAAGCTCCACACCCTAAATTAGTTATGGTTTTATGATTTCCTTCATGATTGATTATGAAATAAACATTTTTCATTTTAATTATATAAATAAAAAATAAAAAATAATAAAATAAAATAAAATAAAATAAAATAAAATAATTTTAATGATATTTTTCTAATTAATTTGTATAATTTTTCTCTCCTGAACTGCTGCAATATTTAATGGATCCATCATGTAAAATAATTATGTTTATTATATAATTATTAAATAGGACACTAACTGTTTCATTAAATACATCATATCCATTCAGTTTATAATTTTCAGTAATAAGTTTATAATATTTTAAGCATTTAATTTTTTCTAGATTGTTTATTCTTATGTCTGTCATTAAATCTTGTAATTTATTAATTTTATAACTATCAATCACATTTTTTTCCTCTTCCGTAAAATTATTTTCACAATCAATAATAATAATATCGTTTTCATAGTTATTTATTTCTATTTTTTTTGTTGTTTTTGGAAATGTATATTCAAATATGTATTTAAAACCTATAGATTCAAAATGTGATAGTTTTTTTAATTTAAAATTAAAGATGGTTGGAGTTACTCCATTCTCATATACGATACAAGTGTCACATAAAGTATCACATTTATATCCACAATTTCCAGGTATTTGACAACCATGGTTTATTTTTTGAATTCTTTCCAAAATTGTTTTTATTATTTCAACCGTTCCTAATCCCGTTAAATCAATTACGGTGATGTATGGATAATTTATATCATTATTATTATCATTATAATCCCAATAATTGTATTTTTGGTAATCTTCTACTCTAATAAAATAGGCTTTAATAAAATTTTTATAACTATGTACTACTACTTTAATATCTTGAAAATATTCATCAAATAATTCAATAATTTTTATGTTATTTTTTGTGAATTTACGTGCATCAAAATCAAATCTTAAATGTCCTTCTTTTTTCCATGTAAAATACCATTCATTATATTTACAATTTTTACAATTTCTGCAATAATGATTTTCATTTTTATAAAAACATTCTTTCATTTTTGGGGTTGGAAATGTTTTTTGTCCTAATTTGAGTCTGATGTATTTTTCCAAATTGTTTATTTTTAAATTTTCATAATCTTCATTTACTGCATAATTAGATAATAACATAGATGCCATTTTAAAAGTTAAGTTAGTATTTTAAATTAGTATTTTAAGTTTGTATATGAATTGAAATATGGAATAAATTAATTTCATTTTTTTATTTTTTACGTTTTATATTTTACATTTTATTTTTTATATTTTATATTTACATATGGATTTATGTAAATATAAAAATGCTTTAGGTATTCCTAAAAAAGGAATACATTCTTATAGGGTATTTGGTCTAGCTATTGCAGATGTAATAATGACCATTATTGGAGCATTTTTAATAGCTTATTTTACAAAACAAAATTTTATTTATACATTGATTATATTATTTGTCTCAGGAATCATTTTACATAGACTTTTTTGTGTTCGGACAACCATTGATAAATTACTTTTTCCGTATGCAAAAGAATAACATTTATTTATTTTCAAAACGCTCCTTTGTGGCTAGTTATCTTGAAAAAATGCTTGGGAGAATGGTTACTTTATATATTTAATAAGCTAGTAATAGTGCGCAAAGATGTAACTAACGAAATGTATAAAAATGTATATCCCAAACAAATATTTATTCTATCAATTTCATATTCGATAACTCTTTCAAATAACGTTTACTACAGCTTTCCACTAATAATCCGTTCGCATAAATACCATAATTCATGTAATAGTCATCATTTTCTAATGCTAAATGATAAATGGTATAGGTACCTGCTATTTTATATACTTTTGTTCTTTCATCTACACAGGCTGGAAGTCGGTATTTTCGATCGGTAACATAAGTATTACCATTGACTTCAATTGTTTTTTCTCTTTCTTCACGACTTACAAACTCATCTACTAAAATGGAGTGACAACCTGTGAGAACAAGTGGTTCAAAGATTTCTGAATATTCTTCTTGAGAACATTGATATAATTGATCCTTGATTCGCTCTTTACACACAGAATGAACAATTTCTCTATATCCAATCATATCAATGGGTTTGAAACCGTGAAGCAAGGTTTTCACTAGATCGCCTTTTCTTAGATCTTGAATCAATTTATACCCTTGATCGGTTAAGATTTTAGAACCCTCTTTAAAACAAGGATACGGTGGTGTATAAGTATAAATAGCTCCATCATCTCCACCACTACGAGTCGCTACTAATTTGTTACCATCCGAATTACTGGCTACTGCAGACCATTTAAAACTAGGATTTGCATCGGTTTGTGTCCATGTTGTACCACCATCTTCTGAAAGAATGATACCACCTGGAGTATATGCATAAGTTGAATAAGTTCCTACAACTACTAATTTTTGTCCAGTAGAATCACTTGCTACGGAAGAAATAAATAAGGATAAAGGAATACTTTTCTGAACCCAATTTGCACCAAAATTTGTTGAAGTATAGATATAATTAATACCAAAACCATTTGATGGTGCGAGTATTAAATTTTGTCCAGTAGAATCGCTTGCTACAGCTCCCCAATTTAAGTTAGTTGGAGCATCATTACTATTGGACCATACCCCATTCAAATAAGTATATATACTATTAGCTATAATTGCTACTAATCTTGTTCCATCTGCATTACTTGCTACAGCTAACCATGATCCTATTGCAGGAAGATCATTGGTTTGTAGTGTCCAAGAGGATCCACCATTGGTTGATATATAAATACCGCCATAATTAATACAAGCGACTAAATTTTGTCCAGTAGAATCACTTGCTACAGAGGACCAATTTACTAAAGTATTCGGATTAGGGAGACCACTCATTTGTAGAGTCCATAAAGAACCACCATTTGTGGAAGTGTATACGCCATTTGTTGTTGAACCACTAAATAAAGCTACTAGATTTTGTCCAATAGAGTTACTTGCTAAAGCTATACAACTTAATGATCCGTCATTATAAGTATCAGGTAAACCATTAGATGGAGCATTTCCACCTTGATTAATCCAATTAGAACCAGCATCGGTTGAAGTAAATATATATGAACCATCAAAATTATTTAAATATGCAGCCACTAAGTTTTGTCCAGTAGAATTGCTTGCTACACTGTTCCATGCATCGATCGGAGCGCTTGTTTGAACCCAACCAGTCATTTATTATATAATAATATTTTTTTAAATTTATAAATAATTATTATATAGTATTTCATTCAATTAATACCATATTGGATCATTCTTTTAAGTATCGTTTGGAAAATCACTCTGTTTCATGCAATTAATATATATGTATTAAATTTTTATTTTAATTTTTATATATTTTAAATGTGCAATCAGCATATCTTCTGATAAATGTGCGTTTTAAATCTCTAATGGTCTAAGATTTTTTACTTTTCATATGCTGTATTGGGATAAGTGCAGCATCGTTATTAATAATTCTTTCTTTCATAGGTTCTTTTAACCTGATTTGTGTTTCTATAGGTTTAACATCAGGTTTATCTACGATTTCATCTTCTACCTGTTTTTCTACATATTTATAATTGTAAATATCAATCATTCTTCGAACAATTTCACTTCTCTCTATATCTTCTCTTTCTAATCTAACTAGTTGAATCATTTTTTTATTTGACATTTCTGGATAATTGTTATCATAGTATAATTTAATTTTATTAATTAATTCCATGAGTCCATTATAATTACTCTTATTGTTGTTATAATCTGTTTGTTCCAAGTCACCTGTGATCACCATTCTACTATTGGTTCCTAGTCTAGTGGTCAACATTTTCATTTGGTTTGGGGAAGAATTTTGCATTTCATCCGCAATAATAAAAGCGTTTTTGAACGTTCTACCTCTCATAAATCCTAATGGTGATATTTCTATTATATTTTTATTAATCATCGCATCTAATTCCATCTTGGAATAATACTCTGAAAATAAGTCAAAAATAGGTTTTGTCCACGGATCCATTTTATTAACAATNTTTCCTGGAAGAAAACCAATTTCTTCTTCTACNGTTATAATTGGTCTAGTAATAATTATTTTATTAATATCTGATTTGTTGAGTAGATCAATGGCCTTTAAACATGCAAACATGGTTTTTCCGGTTCCTGCAGGTCCGGTAACAACAACCATTTTTGTTTTATCATCATTCAAACATTCCACATATTTTCTTTGATTTTCTGTTTTTGGCAAATAAGATGATTTATACATTTTTTTCATGGTTGTTTTTTTTGGAATCATTTCATCTTGATCAAAATCTATGGATTTATTCTTTCTTACTGATAAAAAAGAATATTTCATTATTTTACTTCCAATGTTATTCGTAAGCTTATATGATAAGTTACTAGCTAAATATGGAAGGACAAAAAAATATTTACTAAACATCATTATATAGTCTTATTACAACGATTTATCTAAATCGTTTATAATAAATCTTTTTTTCATACTTATTAGTTAAATATTGAATTCAGGAATACTATATACGTCTCCATTTTTAATATATTTTGCAATTATTTTAGGGTTTAACTTATTCACAATAATATCCTCTGCTTTATAAACATTATTATTTTTGTCAATATAATAAATAATCCCTTGGATATCTTGCGCCCAAACTTCTACTTTTTGAGTTGTAATTTTTGCGTCTTCCTGATTATCAATGATTCCATGAGGAGTTCCTTTCATATGTGTTCCACAATATTCATTCCCTTCTTTTTTTCTTCTAGTACATTGTTCATTGGTGGCACGTTTGGCACAACATCGGTCAAAAACCGGAACAAAATTTTTCACGCGTTTTCTTTTTTGAAAATCTTCCTTTTCAAACGAAAGACGCTCATAATCGTAGACATATTGAAGTAATTGATTCATTTTATCATCTTTTGAAATTCCCATTTGTTGCACTTTATCTCTTATGTTATCTTTAAAATTGGTAATATATTGTTCTGTCTTTTTGTTTAAACGCTTTTCCATAATTATTTATATATATTTAGTATATTGATACACATTTAATTCAATTTTTTTATATTATAAAAAACAATATAAAAAATTGAATTAAACAAAAACTATAAAAATTAAACAAACTACAAAATAATTAAAATATTAAAATATTATATATGGAAAATTATAATGTTTATGAAGATGATGAAAAATCAGTGTATGATGAATTAGCAACCAATCCTGATATTAAAGTTGGTGACACGATATCGTTTATAACACGAAATCAACAGGGATACATGAAGTATAAAGTAGTATTGGATGATCGTGGTGAAAAGAGTCTTGAAACGGTAAAAACGTATGATGACTGGATGAATGATGAACCTGAAGAAGAGGAAGAAGAGGAAGAAACAAACAAGAATAGTTCTGTTCTTGGTAAACGTTCAAATGATGATCAAGATGATATTTTTATGAAAAGAAGATACGATGATAGTAGTGATAATAAAGGAGGCAAAAAAAGAAAAACACATAAACGAAGAAAGAGCAGTAAAAAAGGAAAAAAAGGAAAAACTCATAAACGAAGGAAGTCTAATAAAAAAAGAAGAAGAAATTATAAAAAATAAACTAAACTAAATAACCTTGGGATAATCATTTGGTAATACAAAAATGCATAAAATGATTATAAAATAAAATAATATATAAGGACCATATGCGTCTTTTCCAACTCCATAAAAATCTAAAATTTTTGAAAGACTATAGAAAAATAAAATAGATATTCCCAACAACGTAATACTGTTCATAATATTATTCAAGATTTAATATTATGAAAAACACAATAATTTTTAAAAACAATTCTTTTTTATAATTTTTTTAAATTTCTTTAATGTCTATAATTTTTTAAATTTCTATAATTTCTTTAATTTTAAAGTTTAATAACATGGTGAGATAATGGCAATTGTTGTTCATATTCTTTTAAAACAATCATTGGAACATTCATGAGTTTTTCACCATTCTCTAGTTCAACATTGTTTCCCAGAAAAACACTGTCATAATCCGTTGCCCATTTTCCATCATGATCTGATATTCTCATAGTTAATTTTTCAAAATTTGTATCTAATTGTGGATCATTTAATCTCTCTTTTTTAATTTCAGAATCATCTAATTCATCGGTTTGTAAATTTTGTATAAATTTCATTTTTTCCATAAACAAAGCAAATCTTATTACCCCACTAACAGTTGTTTTTCCTTGTCCTTGTCCTTTTACTAAATGAGTATTTTGACTAGATTCGTATTCCATTTGTTTGATCGCATTTTCATAGTTTGTAAAATAATAATAAGGACCAAACATTTCATGATTCTCACTTTTTGAAACCCCAAAGATATACGTAAAGTATAATAGGTGTCCAGATTTTCCTACATAACAAACAATAGGCATTTCATGAATTGTATCATCTTTATTTTTTAAAAAACAAAAGTCGGAATTATTTAAAAAGAAATTTGTAACTTCTTCGTTGATTGGAGAGTTACATATGCATTGATTATTTAATATTTCACTAACTAATCCAAAACATATATCATCAAATGCGTATTTTATTTTTGGAATAGTTTTTGTTAAATCATAAAATATGTAGACTTCTGAATTGACCGTGTAAAAACCTTTGAATTCTAATAAATCCAAATGGTCTTTGGAATTTTCTAAACTTAAAACACTTAATAAAAAAATTTGGGTCATGGTAACGATATTTGTAGTATTTACTGATTGATAATTTAACGGAATACATGGTAAATTAAATGTATCATCAAATGGATTTTTACATAATAAATAACTTAAAAAGGGATATTTTTTTTCATTGTTTATTTGAAAGGCAGATACTGTTATTTTATGAACGTAATTATTTTGTAAATATTCATCTATGTCTTGTTCTAGACACTCTAATGCTTCATAATAGTAATAATTATCTTCTATAAGAATCTCTTTATCATTCTCATTTTCATTCTCATTTTCATTTTTATAATTCATTTTCTATAAATTACAATAATGTATCCTGTTTAAATACATTTTAAATATTTTAATAAAAAAATAAATAAAATATTTATATAAATAAATCATGGAACTAACTCAAGAAACTGTATACACCGGTTTTGCATCGGTTATAGTTAGTGGATACACTACTTATGGTGTATTAGTTACAGCGTCTGCAAGCGCTAGTTCAACTTCAACAGTTAGTCAAGAAGATGCAAATAATATTGCAAAGGCTATTGCAAGACAAGTTGCAACTTCACAGTTAGAAACGAATGTTGATTTAATTAGTCAAACAATTACTATTATTCAAGAGGAAAATTTAGGAGGTACTGGACCTACTGGTGAAAAAGGGGATCAAGGAGTTACAGGTGATACAGGAGCTCAAGGTCCTAAAGGGGATCAAGGTATTCAAGGTATTCAAGGTCCTAAAGGGGATCAAGGTATTCAAGGTCCTAAAGGAGATCAAGGGGATCAAGGAATTCAAGGACCTCAAGGTATTCAAGGTCCTAAAGGGGATCAAGGAGTTACAGGTGATACAGGACCTCAAGGTATTCAAGGTCCTAAAGGGGATCAAGGAGTTACAGGTGATACAGGAGCTCAAGGTATTCAAGGTCCTAAAGGGGATCAAGGAGTTACAGGTGATACAGGACCTCAAGGTATTCAAGGTCCTAAAGGGGATCAAGGAGTTACAGGTGAT